AAAGATGATGCCGGTATCTGCGAATGGGTCATAGAGATGGCTGTTATTTATGAGAAAGGAAAAGGTGAAAAAGAATGAGCACACCTATTACAGGAGTATATCCCTGTTATGAAAACCAGTTTCAGGTTGATGCTGCGGAAAGCGGAGCTGAAAAAAATATGGTTAATATTGCGGACTGTGAGACATTCAGCGTATCCTTCGACAATGGAGTAGAGGAATGGCATCCTTTTACGGAAGAAGGATGGGTAAGACGTCTGCTTACCAGTAAAGGTGTCACGATTTCCGTGACTGCAAAAAGGAACGTCGGAGATGCCGGTAACGATGCTGTAGCGTCTCTTGCATGGGTAAACGGCCGCTCCGCAGAGAAAAATGTCCAGTGGACATTCCCGGATGGAACGGTGGTTAAATTTAACGGGGCAGTTATTAACGTGAAAAATATCGGCGCTGGAGACTCTACAGCCGTGGCTCCTCTGGAGTTTGATATTATGAGCAACGGCAAACCGGAGATTTCTACAGCAGCATAAAAACAGGAGGCTATTATGGCAAAGAAAATTGTAGATATTACAGAAAAACTGAATTTTGATGAGAATCCGGTATTGAAGGTGAAGGATGTCACCATAGAAGTCAATTCCGATGCAGCCACTGTACTGAAGATCATGGGCCTTTTTTCGAAGGGTACATCAGCTAAAGAAGTGTTGGCGGTATATGAACTGATTTTCAATGAGAAGGATCGGAAAAAGATCGATAAACTGAATCTCCAGTTTAAGGATTTACAGACGATCATCATGGCAGCAGTAGACCTGATCACGGGAGATGAAGAGCCGGGAGAGCAGTGACCCGTACTATGATCTGATCGGAGATTACAGTCTGATCGTATCATCCTTCCAGGCTCAGTACGGGATACGGCTGTCGAAAGAAATTGATACCATGAAGTGGGATGAGTTTAGGGATCTTCTTATCGGAATCGGACCGGAGACACCGCTGGGACGGATCGTAGCAATCAGGGCCGAGGAGGATAAGGATATCTTAGACCATTTTACTCCGGAACAGCACAGAATCAGAAATGAATGGCGTGCAAACAGAGCAAAAAAGGTAGCGCCTGATAATATGGCAGCAGTACTTGATCAACTGAAGAATGCGTTCATTTCTCTGGCAGGGGGCGATATACATTGAAAAAGTAGATAAGAAAAAAGTAGTGTGTCCTTACTGTGGGCATCCGGTGAATGCAATGCAGACGGAAGATGCACATTGCAGAGGAATTTATTTCCGCTGTAAAAATAAGGACTGTAAAAAGATTTTTGAGTTGAAGTTATAAGACGCTGTGCCGATGTGCCTGTCTTAGAAGGCAGGCTGGTTATGAGTGAAGCTACAAGCGTTGGACAGATCGGATTAGATCTGGTCGTAAATAAAAAGGACTTTAATAAGCAGATGAGCGGCATCCAGAGCCTGGCTACGAAAGTAGGTAAGAAACTGGCTGCCGCTTTTGCTGTAAAAAAGCTCGTAGATTTCAGTGAGAAGTGTATCGAACTGGGATCAGATCTGAGTGAAGTGCAAAATGTTGTGGACGTAACATTCCCGGCAATGTCAAAGCAGGTAGATAAATTTGCGCAGAATGCCGCAACTGCATTTGGACTGTCCGAGACGATGGCCAAGAGGTACACAGGAACCTTCGGTGCAATGGCCAAGGCTTTCGGATTCAGCGAGAAGCAGGCATACGATATGTCTACCACTCTGACAGGACTGGCGGGAGATGTGGCATCCTTTTATAACATATCTCAGGACGAAGCATATACAAAGCTGAAATCGGTATTCACTGGAGAAACAGAGAGTCTGAAAGATCTTGGTGTCGTCATGACACAGACGGCACTGGATGCCTATGCTATGGCCAACGGCTACGGGAAGACCACTGCGGCTATGTCGGAGGCAGAAAAGGTAGCCCTACGGTATTCCTTTGTTCAGAGTAAACTGGCGACGGCATCTGGGGACTTTATGCGGACTTCTGATGGCTGGGCCAATCAGGTCAGAATCCTGAAGCTGCAGACTGAGTCTTTTATGGCGGCAATCGGTCAGGGATTGATCAACGTCCTGACACCGGCAATCAAGGTGATCAATACCCTGATGGGAAAACTGGTACAGCTGGCGAATGTATTTAAAGCATTTACGGATAAATTTGCCGGGAAGAAGGGTAATGATGTAGCCACAGGCATGGCGGCTGCAGAGGATGCGTCTGCCGGAATCAGTGATAATATTAATGCCGCGGGAAAAGCAGCTAAAAAGTTAGGTGGATTACTTCCAACTGATGAATTGGATTTGCTCTCCCAGAAGACAGATTCCTCTTCGGCATACGGAGGATCTTCAGGAATAGATATTGCTGGTTTGCAGACTTCCACGCAGGAAGTTGAAGCCAGTGTGGATAAAATTTCGAAAAAACTCTCAGATGCATTCAAGATTCCCGGTGTCAAAAATTTTGCAGATCAGTTCAACAATGGTCTGAAAAAGATTGATTTCGGAAATCTGAAGGATAATTTTTCAAGAATCATGGCTCAGATGGATCCATTGGCCAAAACTACAGTCAGAAACATTGAGACAATCATGGATCCGCTGGGAGGATATCTCGGAAACAGAATCGGAAATAAGATTGCTGTTACAGCCAAGGCGGTAGACCTAGGGCTGGATGGAATTGCAAGCTATCTGGAGCGCAACAGGAAAAAGATAGAATCCTGGAGCAGTGATGTAAGCCAGTCTATTGCGAACGGATTTACAAATCTTACGGATATCAATGAGCAGATATACAATAATCTGCTCGGGGCACTGGATAAAGCAGGACCTGATATTGTAAACGGAATCAATGATATTCTGACAGGTTGTACTGGATTTGGAATGTCACTGGGAACAATCTTCGCGGAAGGGTTTGAAATTTCTACAGAACACACATTCCAGTGGATGAAAGACAATCAAGAGCTGATAGAAGGTACGCTCACAGATCTGTTTGATTTCGGTGGAGAATGTGCATCACTGACAGGAGAGATTGTGGGAGAACTTGGTAGTTCTCTTACGGACTGGTGGGAGTCTCAGGGAAGCAGTACTTTTGGAAATATTGTAGATGCTTGGAATGATATCAAGAAGACGGTTTTAGAACTGTGGAATGATATCGCGATGCCGGTACTGAATCATGCCAAGGAAGCGTTACAGGAATTATGGGAAGAAAATCTAAGACCACTATGGGATAACATTCTTGATCTGATCAGCTCAGTAGGCGATTTCCTTGCAACCGCGTGGAGTACCGTAATCAAACCAATTATCGGGTATCTGGCACCGACAATCAAGCAGGTGGCAGACATTGTGATAAACATCATGAGTACCGTATTCGCAACCGTGTCAGACATTATATCTGGAGCCATGAAAATACTGGGAGGATTGTTGGACTTCCTCACCGGAGTGTTTACTGGAAACTGGAAAAAGGCATGGGAAGGCTTACAGAAAATTACGGATGGAATCTGGCAAGCAATATGGGGATCTATCAAGGGAGTATGTAATCTGATCATTGATGGTGTGAATGCAATGATTTCATTGATATATTCTACACTACGCAATGTGGTAAATGGAATCGGAAGCGTAGCAAAGAAGGCAGGAGATCTGGTGGGAAAAGACTGGGGCTTCGAAATGCCGAGTAATCCACCGCAGATACCTAAATTATGGAATGGTGGATATGTCAAGGCTAATACGCCACAGCTTGCCATGATCGGTGATAACAGGCATCAGGGAGAAATTGTATCACCGGAAGATAAGTTACAGAAAATGGCACTGAGCGCAGCACAGGCTGCGGCAGGATCTGGAGGAACCATTTCCGTGGAAAAGCTGGATAAGATCATTACACTTTTGGAGACCATCATCAGAATTATAGCTTCTGGAAATACGATAGAAATCAATGGCGTGAAATTTGCGGAATTATTGAAAAAGATAAACAGGGAGTACTTTAAAGCAACTGGAAATTACCTGTTGCTGGATGTATAAGGAGGCAGCAGGATGGCATTTCAAGGGTGGCTGTTAAAAGTAGGAGATACAGATATTTCGAAATATGTGGATATCGAAAATTATAAGGTAAGCCCGGAACAGAGAGCAGACTTGGATTCTGACAGAAATGGATTGAATAAGTTATACCGTGAGGTCGCAGACCATTATACAACCAAAATAGAGTTCAATACAATTCCTATGGAGTCTGCAGAAATGACAGATTTTCTGCAGGTTCTGGAAACTGCATACATAAATGTGAAGGAAAGGAAAGCATTAGTCACATACTTTGATGTGAACACCGGAGAATATAAGACGGGAGAAATGTATGTGCCGAATTATACAGTAGAAACGAAGTCGTGGAACGGCATGGAGCTTGAGTATAAACCTCTGCGTGTTGCATTTATAGAGTATTAAGGAGGAGACATGGTAGATTACAAATATAAAGATATTTATAATGACACATCTGTCTCAAAAAAAATGCAGATTGAATGTAGTGATGGAAGTGTGCTGAATGAGGAGGACTGGAAAGGTGAAAGCGCAGAACTCACAGAGAGACTATGCTCAGAGAGTGAAATAAGTTTTGGCAGATGTGAGGCGAGTACTTTCAAATTGAGGGTCAGGGAACGGGTAGTACCTCTTGCAGGGAAAAAGATATCAGTATCAGTAACATTGGAAGGAGCCGATGAGGCTCCTTTTATGATGGGAGTTTATAAAGTGGATTCTGATGTACCTACGGCAGATAGAAGATATCGGGATATCGTAGCATACGATGCTATGTACGACATCCTGAATACAGATGTGGCTGCGTGGTATAACAGCCTGACATTTCCGATAACTCTTCGGCAGTTCCGGGATAGTTTTTGCAATTATGCCGGAGTGGAACAGGAAGAGATCACACTAATTAACGATGATATGGTGGTAGAAAAAACTATCGATCCGGGAGAACTCCCGGGGAAAACGGTAATCGAAGCCATCTGCGAAATCAACGGCTGCTTTGGACACATTGGTCGAAATGGTAAGCTGCGGTATGTGGTGCTGGAGCAGATGATAGAGGGAGTATATCCTGCTGATGATCTGTATCCATCCGATGATCTTTATCCCGCGGATCCGATGGGCACCACGGAGGTATCCCGGAGCAATTATATCTCCTGCCAGTATGAAGACTTTATTTGCCAGCATATTGATAAGCTGCAGATCCGGCAGGAAGAGAACGACATCGGTGCTATCTCCGGTACCGGTAATAACTGTTACATCATAGAGGATAACTTTTTGGTGTATGGCAAGTCTGCGGCAGAACTGCAGACTATCGCAGACAATGTCCTCAGCGTGATCGGTGTCGTATGGTACCGTCCGGCACAGGTGGAAGCCCGCGGCAATCCCTGCCTGGAGGTGGGGGATGGCATTTTGTTACATACGACCCGTGAAGATGTGTACACTTACATCCTGCAGCGAACCCTGAAAGGCATCCAGGCACTCCGGGACAGTTATACAGCGGAGGGTGAGGAGTACAGGACCGGACAGGTTAATGGACTGCAGAAGCAGATTATCCAGTTAAAGGGAAAAACAAATGTGCTTACCAGGACGGTGGATGAAACTCGTCTGGAAATGAAAGATATCAACCAGAATCTGTCCACGCAGATCAGCATCAATGCACAGCAGATCCTTACCAAGGTATCCAAGGACAATATCGTTTCAGAGATCAATCAGACTGCGGAAAGCATCAAGATCAAGGCAGAACGGATAGACCTGGTCGGTGTGGTAAATGCGGATGAACTGGTCAGCAAATATGCCACCATAGAGACGTTGAATGTGACCAAACTGGAGTTAAATAACCTGATTGCTACCAAGGCTACAGTAGACTCTCTCAATGCGGTGAGCAGTCGTGTGGGGAGCCTGGAAGCGGATCATGTGACAGTCTCTGATCTGAATGGTGTAAGCGCCCGTTTGGGAACGGTAGAAGCCAACTATATCAGTGCCGGAACCGTAAAGGCTAATTACATGGAAGTAGCCAACTGGACATCCTCCGGTGTGATTAAAGCGGACAGAATCAGCGCTGCGACTATCGTAAATAAGCTATCAAGCGTTGATCTGGTCAGCGTAAGAGCTATCGGTGTGTCGGGCTATATGAATTATAAAGGTACGGTAGTTGCGTGGAGAACAAAATCCATTAGTGGGACTGTTATTACTTATTTGGGACCGGAGGATTAAGAATGAGCAATTTAGAAATCAGGGAATTTAGTCAGGCAATTACAAACTTTGTGGATAGTTCCGGGTTGCCGGAGGAAGTCAAGCGTATGGCTTTGCAGGATATCCTGATAAAGCAGGAGCGGCGTGCAGAGGAAGAATTATTAATGGAAATTGCGGTCAGAGACGCACTGGAGAAAAAACAGAAAGAAGAGAAAGGGGAAGAGCAGAATGCAGAAAGCGTATGAACCTACCGTTTGGGAAAATAAGCCGTCAATCAACACACCGCTGAATAAGCGTAATCTGGATAAGCTGAGTCAGGGTGTAAGCACCATTGATGACCGTGTGATCACGCATGAACTCACCAAGTTTGACAAGGTCGATGCGCAGTCCTGCATCAATAAGATTGATTATGATGAGACTACTGGTAAGTTTACAATCACGGCGGTCTCCGGCGCACAGCAGGTCATCGATACCATGCTGGAAAAACTGGCGGTCAATTTTGACTATGATCCGGATGCACAGCAGCTGATCATCACGCTGGATGATGGCACGCAGAAGTCCGTGGATCTCTCAGCGCTAATCACACAGTTTGAATTTCTCGATTCGGGCACGATTTACTGGACAGTAGGAGACGATGGCAAGGTAAAGGCAGACATCAAAAATGGCAGTATCACCGCAGATAAGTTGCAACCAAATTATCTGGCGGACATCACTGTGCAAGCCGAGAATGCAAGCGCCTCCGCGACCGCAGCGGCAAAGTCAGCGACGGCGGCAGCAGGATCCGAGACGGCAACAGCAAAGTCCGCGGAATCCGCCAGGGTGTCTGCGGAGCAGGCAGAGATATCCGCCGATAATGCCAGTGCAAGTGCGACGGCGGCAGCAGGATCCGAAACGGCAGCAGCAAAGTCTGCGGAATCTGCGCAGACCACCAGCAAACACGCAGAGGATTTGGTGGAAGATGTTACACAAAAACTGGAGACCGGTCAATTTAACGGTCCTCAAGGCATTCAGGGTCCGAAAGGGGAAAAAGGCGAAAAAGGGGAAAAAGGCGAAAAGGGGGATACAGGAGAAAAGGGAGAGCGCGGAGACAGTGGGGTAACCGTGCCTATAAACGGTTTGTTTACTCTTTCTGGGGATGCGGAGGGGAACCTGTGGGCGTATTACGCGGATGGAGCAGATGCACCACAATTTTCTACGGATGACAATGGAAATATCTATTATATAACACCGGATGCATAGGAGGATGGATTATGGCAAAGGTATTAATTGGTAATTTTAAAGGTCCACAAGGAGGTCAGGGAATTCCCGGACCGCAGGGAGAACAGGGAGATCAGGGAATCCGGGGCTCACGCTGGACAGAAGGTACCGCGATTACCGGGACAAGCACCACACCTACAGTATTTAGCGGCACAGGAATATCGGATGCACTTGCAGAAGATATGTATCTTAACACAGATACCGGAAATGCATATCGTTGCACAACTGGCGGAGTGGCTACGGTAGCAAAGTGGGTATACGCCTGTAATCTTAAAGGCATCAAGGGTGATACAGGAGCTAAGGGAGATCCCGGAACTGCCGGCCCGAAGGGAGAAAAGGGAGATACAGGAGAACAGGGACCTAAAGGAGATACGCCTACTGTGGCTGACAACATGACCGTGGCTTTTACCCAGGCATCCAGCCGTTCTAACATTGCGACCGGAGAAAAACTGTCCGTAATCATGGGTAAGATCAAGAAGTTTTTTGCCGATCTGACAGCCCCGGCATTTGCTCAGATGATCACAACAAAGGAGGATCTGTTGGCTACCAAGGTGACCGGCTACGTGCCGGATGCCAAGGCGGTAGCGGATACATATACTGAGTTAAATGGCAAGTTAATTGCTCCTGACTATAAATCTGCTGTAGCCATACAATCTAATTACACTTGTATGATTAATGGCTATGTAATTGGAACAATACAGGGTGCAGTGAATGGCTGGGCATCTATCCGATCATCCAAGAATGCAAATTATTTCTTGGCATTGTGTACATCATCAGAAAATCCTATAGCGGTATGTATTCCATTTGCATCAGGAGACTCCGTTATATTTGGATCGAGTGGTACATATAATCTCGCATTTGCACCGGCTAAATAATAAAAGTACCCTTTATCACGCAAGCATTTAGAGTTCCGGTTGCGGAATACTCCTGAAATATACTTCCATTGTACGTCAAGCTTACATTACCAGTGCTAGCAACATCATTTATCACTAAGTACTGACTGGGTATCAATATATTATATTTGGGGTGTAAATCTGCTGGTAGCGTGGCTAATGGAGATCCGTATGGTATAGACCCACTTAAAATGCGGAATCCAAAATCTACAATATTGCCCGTTCTTTTGCAGTGTACAAAATCGGTGGTTACACCTGATGGGAACGTTATATCATAATCTACGGATTTTAACTTGCCATTTAAATGAGAACAGGTGGAGAGTTTTCCCAACACTCTCCACCTTATTTAATGAAACGAACGATATAATACTTTTTTACATTACCACATTTCTCGTGTTCCGTCAATGGATCATGAAACCGCTGCCAGATATTTTCTGGTAGTCTGACCAGCCAGTCCGTCTGCTGTAATCTTGCAAGACTTCTGATATGCCAGGATTGCTGCCACGGTCTTAGGACCACAGATACCGTCGATATCAGCCTCCGTCAGCAGACCAGCCTCCATCAGTTCCCATTGGACCCACTTAACACCGTCACCCTTAGCAAGGTATACCTTAATCTTTTTCTTCTTGGCCTGCGCCGCGCTGGTTACCGTCATGGTAGGCTCTGTATAAGGGTTGGTTCCCTTCCATGTGCCGGGAACCTTGGTCTCATAGGAATATGTCATGTCCTTGAAGGTAAGACCGTACACCCACTTGGTAGATGATACTTTGGTCAGCACCGTACCGTAATTGATGCCCTTGGCTTCGATGCACATGGGGACACCATTAACCTTGCCGATATAAACTCCTACGTGCCCGGATTTCCAGAGGACGGTTCCTACCGCAAAATCATTGATCTTTGCAATCGGCATCCGAGTGTACGCGGTCTGATACAGCTGATAGGAGCCGATGTTAAGCTGTCGATAACCGGCGATCAGTCCAGAGCAGTCCACATTGACCTTGCCGACTTGCCCCTTTCGCCTTGCCTTTGCCATATAGGAGGTGGTCACGACCTTGGGATACATTCTGTGCATAGTACTCATTTTCTTTTCGGTAAGAACTCCCTCTGAAATTTTTGCACCATAAAAGTACGGGGTTCCCAGGTGCACTCTTGCATATTCTGACAATCCATTTCCTGTCAACATTTTTATCCCTCCTTATTTACATCAGACTTGTTCTGTAAGATTTCGATTGCCTTTGTGATAGCAACCGGCAGAGGTACACCCATTATTCCTAAATTTTCTACAATGCTAATCAGTTCGTTTGCACAAAAAGCAATAATTACTGCTGTCCGGATGTAGTCAGTTCCAAGCAATATATCCAGTCTGTGTGCCACCAGTACAATCAATAGTGTTACACCCTTTTTAACGAGTCCTTTCCATGCGCTGTAGGAGCTGAGCGCACCGGATTCAGATTTATTACTCTTCTGCCAGAAAGCCGCAATCAGTACCCCCAACAAGAAATCCGTCCCCATAAAAATCAATAACGTGATCATGTCTTCTCCCCATCCGCCAAAAAGATTGGCGATAAAACTTCCGATAGTACCGAATACGGTCAGAATTGTCAATTTTGTTGCACTTACATTCATATTTTTTTCCTCACTTTCTCAATATAAAAGCCGGTCACCTCCGGAAGGAAGCAATCGGCTCATGGCTCAATAGTTACTATGTAATTATGTGGGACCGTCTCTTGCTCTCATAGGCTGTCTCCTACTCTGTGGCCGCTGTCAGATCTGCCAGTTGCGTCTCCAGATCATTGATCTGATCTCGGAGAGCCTGTCTCTCCGCGTGCACCTCTTCGATGTCATACTCGGTTTGCTCACCCAGTAACGTATACTCATAGGTCTTGATGATTTTATAGTCACTGGCGGCGATCTGTGCTTTAAGACCATCAATCTGCGCAGTTAGCTGACTAATCTGCTGCTGTCTGGCCAACTCTGCAAGCTCCTCCTCGGTCGGTTCAGGTTGCACCGGTGCAACCGGCTCAACATAGACAGATCCGTCATCGGACAGCTCATACCAGCCGTCACCTTCTCGGAACAAAGTATTGTATGCCTCATACTCACCATTATCGAGCGGATATTTGCAATCTTCGTCCAGATAGAGACTGAAGCCGTCAGTATTTACAACGAGATTGTCTCCGGTGATTCTGATCACATGAGGACTCTCTTCAGATACTATGACCTTCTGTACGGTCTCTTTATTTTTAAATTTAATGTAACCCATGTGGGCTCCTTTCTGGCGCTCTTGTGGCTGCGCCCGCCATCTGATTTACTTCGTAAATGGCAAGTTAAGTGGTTTGAAATTTGCATCAATATCAACATCTGTTACTCTGCTAGTGACAAATAGACAGTCATTATTAGGATCTTTATCTGACTTTGGATTACCAAGTAATGCTAACGTATTTGGCGTGTTCGTAAACTGTAATTGGGCTGTTAATGTGCGTCTTGCAATTAATGGTAATTTTTATGCATATCAAATTGCTACTGTAAGTAATGACGCAACATTTACCCTAAATTTTGTTGTAGCATATAAATAGCCTAATTTGCCAAGTATGAGAAACTGGCAGAATAATACCGTTCTGTCGAAAGATTTAATATTACTACGCCATTAGATTTATTAATATAAAGCATGTGATTATCGCCATTTGTACCACCTGCTGCATTTGCTCTAACATACGTAGTTTTAGGGTAATATGTCCTTGCAATACTGGCAATAATTAATGATCCGCTAGACTGCTCAGATGTAATTTGTACGCCTAACGTTACAAATACTCTGTTACCTATTTTTGAAATTGTATTGTCAGATTCCCATGATACACAATTGACTAAAGTCAAATCGGTGTTCTGGTTTAACTTGCCATTTAACTCAGTATATGCATCTGCTACCGCCTTGGCATCTGGCACATATCCGGTAGCCTTGGTAGCTAACAGATCCTCCTTTGTGGTGATCATCTGTGCAAATGCCGGTGCGGTCAAGTCCGCAAAAAATTTTTTAATCTTGCCAAAGACCGTCTTTACGCTCTCGCCCGTATTAATGTTCTCGCGGTTCTCTGCCTCGGTAAAAGTGATCTCGGAATCTCCGATGTCACCGCTGAACCCTTTGGCCAGATAGATCCAGTTTACCTTATCATCCCTGGGAGCTCCGTCCGGAGCATCTTTAATAGCCAGATATGTACTGCCGTTATGTTCAACCGCGTCCAGTCGCTCATATGTGGTATTGGAGTCGTAATCTCCTTTGTAAGATATTCCGATTTTTCCGAGAGCATTGTAACCTTCCGGTGCTGCCATGTCATTGTCCTCCTTATGCTACCTTCCAATATAAAACATTATCAACTACTACAAAATCCACTCCTGCGCCATCCTTCATATAAAGGTTCATCGTGGTTTCATCCAGATAGAACTTAGGTTCAGTGATTTTTGCATACGATTCTGCTCGATCCGCATCTATCTTGGCCTGTGCTGCAGATGATGCCGCCGCAGATGCCTGCTGTGTTGCCGTTTCTGCTTGTACGGTAATATCCGCCAGGTAATCCGGCTGCAGCTTATCCGCCGTAATACTCCCTTTCTTTATATCAGCTTTTACCTTGCCATCTTCCCCGATGGTCCAATAAATAGTATCCGAGTCTAAAAATTCAAACTGCGTGATGAGTGCAGACATATCTATGTACTGTTCTCTTCCATCTTTTAAGTAGATAATAAGCTGCTCGGTAACCGGATCATAGCCGAAGTTGATGGCAATCTGTGCCATCAGGGTATGTAATACCTTGGTTGCTCCAGAATAATAAGTAACCGTAATATCGCCATTATCCTGATTAATGGTAATTCCCGTGATCATCCCATTAGCCTCTGTAGTTGACAGCTTAGTCAGATCCAGTGTAATCACACGCTCGTCAATAATGCGAGTCGCATTACTTAGCTTGTCCATGTTGGTCTTATTTAATGCTGTTTTGATAGATGGTTTATTCTCCCAGTAATCCTCTTCCCAGTCATACGCTCTCTGCATCCTGCTTCACCTCCTGTTTTGCAACCTCGGCAGCATCCCTGGCCGCAATCTCTGCCATCAATGCATCCCTGGCTTTCTGTTCCTGTCGTGCCAAATTCTCCTGCAATGCCATGCGCTTAACTTCCTCCGGCAACGGAGATGCTTCTACAAAATTTGCGATTGCCTGACTAAATTCCTTGATTTCTAAATTGCTCATATCTCTTAATCCTCCGGTCCCAAATAAGTTATAACAGTCCCACTAATGGTTTTTGTTCTCCACGCAACTACTGTACCTTTATAATTCATGTACCCGCTGACACCCATTGCTCTTACGCTGACCAGATCAACGCTTGATAGCTTATTTACGATAGTCGCAGCGCTGATTCTGTCCGCTTTAATTACACCGGAGGATGTCCAGTTGGCTACTTCCATGTAATTAGCCTTTACGGTTCCGGCGCTGATATAGTTGGCTTCTACCGTTCCCAAACGAGCGCTTACACCATTCAGATCAGAGACTGTCACATGATCTGCTTCCAAGTTCCCCACGCGGCCACTGACGGCATTCAGAGAGTCAATGGTTGCCTTGGTGGCAATCAGGTTGTTCAGTTCCAGTTTTGTCACATTCAGGGTATCGATAGTCGCATACTTGACTACCATCTCATCTGCATTTACGATACCGACCAGATCTATCCTCTCTGCCTTGATTTTGATGCTTTCCGCTGTTTGATTGATTTCTGATACAATATTGTCTTTAGATACCTTGGTAAGAATCTGCTGTGCATTGATGCTGATCTGGGCAGACAGATTATTATTCATGTCTGTCATTTCCAGCTTTGTCTCTTCCACCGTTCTGGTCAGTAAATTTGTCTTCCCCTTCAGCTGGATAATGGATTTTGCCAATCCATTGACCTGTCCGGTTCGGTATTCCTCGCCCTCCGCAGTATAACTGTCCTTTAGAGCCTGTATACCTTTCAACGTACGCTGCAGTATGTATGTATAGATAGTCTCCCGGGTCGTGTGCAGTAATATACCATCCCCCACCTCCAGGCAAGGATTGCCACGGGCTTCCACCTGCGCCGGCCGGTACCACACTACTCCGATTACACTGAGTACGTTGTCGGCAATGGTCTGTAGGTCTGCAGCTGATTTTCCATACACCAAAAAGTTATCCTCAATGATATAACAGTTATTCCCGGCACCGGAGATAGCACCGATGTCGTTCTCTTCCTGCCGGATCTGCAACTTATCAATATGCTGGCAGATAAAGTCCTCATACTGACAGGATAGATACATGCTCTTGGATACTTCTGATGTCCCCACCGGATCCGCAGGGTAAAGGTCATCTGCCGGATACAGATCATCTGCGGGGTACAGACCCTCGATCATCTGTTCCAGCACCACATACTGCAGTTTTCCATTTCTACCGATGTGCCCAAAACATCCGTTAATCTCGCAGATGGATTCTATTACGGTCTTTCCGGACAGTTCCTGCGGATCTATAGTCTTCTCTACGTTCATACCATCATTGATCAGAGTAATTTCTTCCTGTTCAACGCCAAAGTAAGCACAGAAGCTATCGCGGAACTGGCGAAGTGTCATGGGAAAAGCAAGGCTGTTGTACCATTTAGAGGTCTCAGCATTAAGAATGTCATAAAGAGCATCATATGCGGTTATCTGCCGGTACCGGCGATCCGCAGTAGGCTTGTCCGAATATACCTTGTACTTCCCAATCTGATAATCTTTCAGAGCACCATCCAACCGTACTGACACATTCATGGTATTTCCTTTGAACGATTCCACAGTGTCTAACACAGTGATTTCAAAGGAAGAGGCCACGCAGCATCCAAACCGTAGTTCCTGTTCATCGCAGATTGACTCTGTCACGGTCATCGTCTCTAGTTGGAACTCCGCATTGTCCAGAGTAGTACCGGATCCCTGATATGTAATTATTAACTGTTTATCGACAGAGTCATCGTAGAACATCTGCCGTATACTCTTGTTCATGCTTAATACTCCACCAACGTAACCTTAAAATCGTTGTAGTCTATGTCACGCTCCTGCTCGGACAACGTATGGATGCTGTAAGTCGTGTCTGACATATAAAAGATCCCGGCAGAATACTCCAGTGTCTCATCATTCCAATAGGTACACCTGACTCTTCTCTGATTCTTCTCCGTCTGAGGAAGCTCCGCAAGCCCAATGATATTGTTCCACGCTCTTCTCTCTTCCAGATTCATCTCTCTAATATTCAGAGTCAGTTTCGTTTTAAAATTTGGTGATGTCTCCCGGTGCAGCAGAATATTGGCATCTCTGTAGGCATCTATCTCCACACGCTGATTCGGAGTACTTTCCCAACCATCCGCCAATAAGAAGGAGTTGGGGAGAACAACGTCCCCAAACTTAATTAACCATCCTCCAAATTTCTGCATTGTTCTCCCTCCTTCCTAAATAAATGCACTCTGTCCATGTGTATTCTGGTATATCCGGTCCTGACGTACGGTCTCGCGGAAGATCTCCCGGCCGTCCAGTTTGGCAACAAACGTATAATTGCCGCCACCGTTTTCCCTTTGTGCCTGCTTAAAGGCTTCAACCATTGTAGCCAGAGGTGTCTCGATATTAGTTTGACCTCTGGGCTGATCTCCGAGCCATGCCAAGAATGGCTGACCGCCTTGTATTACCGCACCATTTGCAAGTCGAGGGAGTGACACATGTGCATTCCAATTCGGAATATTGGGACCATCCCATTTTTTCCCGCCAAATACCGGAACCCAATCAGGTATATCTATACTAATGGAATTGATAGCATCAATAATGGCATTTATCGCCTTAATAAAGCCGTTTGCAAATGATTCTGCAATAATATTCCCCATATTTGTAGCATCCTTTGCATATCCTACGATTGCGTCAAACGCACCTTTCCAGTCTCCTACAAATACGTTTTTTACAAAGGTTCCCAGTTTACCTAGCATATCCTGCAGTGTGGCAAGTGCTTCCACGCCATTGCCTGCCCACACAACCACACCGGCTATAGCTGCTATTACTGCCATCACTGCACCTACGACCACGGTTGCCGCTCCACCAAGAGTAAGGAATACCCCTGCTAATATTGCACCGGCAGAAATCAGCAGTAATGTCATATTTTTGGCATTTACACCGTTTTCCGTAATATCTTTCAGTGCAAGGATCAGCCCTGCCGCTCCGCCGACAATCAACCCGATTCCTGCGGCTACCGGTCCGAACAGGATCAATAACCCGGTTACAGCCAGTGCCAGTCCTGCGACATATCCAACAATACCATCCCAGTCCACACCGTTTTTCCACATTTTGATGTAGTTATATACCATCAGTGCAGCTCCGGCGATTAGCATTACCAGTCCTAGAGCCTTAACAAGATACGGTCCAAGTCCTTCAAGATCTTTTAAAAGTCCAGCTATTTTCCACGCCAGTAATGCAATTCCTATAGCAATTACTAACGGTTTTATAAGTTCCAATAATTTCTTTGCTTTCTCCAGCATTTCCACCATTTTGGGATCAACTTTGGCTTCTTCGAAAGCATCCTTGCCAGTCAGTTCTCCACCACCTGCAGTGACTCCACCCTGATCGTTCAGCACATTCAGTTCATCAAATGCTGCAAGTGCCTTCTTTGCAGACTTGCTGGCAGTATCCAATGACTTTGCATAATCTATGGTCTGTTTTCTCGCACGAGTGTAAGTGCTTTTCCCCTGCAGGATTGCCATAAATTGAGCCACGGCATCTGCCGCCTTGATCAACCAATTAATAAGCTTTACCAGATACGGGATAGCCATATTGACAATGGGCTCGAACGCTGCTGCCAGGCTGTTTTTAAACTGTGAACAGCTGCTCTTTAGAGCAGACATCTGTGCATTGTAATCCTTGGAATACCTGGCAAGATTCTGAAAGCCCTCTTTCATCGCCGAGACCATTGTGTTAAATCCCTTAGTGATCCAGTTAAACACCAATAAGCTTAAGGCGATTCCCTTTAGCCGCTGCAGTAGCGTCCCAATCAGTCCATTTGTTTTTTTTACTCCGTTACTGGCTGTTGAAAATGCCTTCTGAGCACTTTTTCCAGCTTTTTCAAATCCTTCCGCCGTATATCCCTGCTTCTGCATCAGTTCGGCCTGTCTCGTATTCAGGGCGCTCAGATTTCTCTCTGCATAGGCTAAATCCTGAGATAGATTCTGATATTGTTCAGTGTCCATTCCGGAAGTAAATGCCCTTCCATCTTCCACAAGCTTCTGCATTTTTTCTTTTAGTTCATCTATTTTTAGCCCAGCATCCGCTTCCTTCTGAATCAGGCTCTCCCAAGGGGATCCCATATTAAGCCCAGCCGCCACGAAATTATCTTCTTCAGCTACAAGCTTTTCCAGTGCTTCTTGTGCTGTCTTTAATTCCGCTTCCAGTTTTTGATACTCTTCTGATGGGATTTTCTGTTCTCCTACCTCCCGCGCTTTTTTTCTCAGATTTTCTACCTTATCAGTAGCCTTATCTATCTGCAGTTGCAGCCGCTGCATCTGAGATGTATCAATTCTGGTACTTATTCGGACTTCATGATCTGCCACAGTCTCACCTCCTAAAATAAGAAGAGCCAATTACACCCTAATGGTATAACTGGCTCATAGGCTCTACTTTTTCTTTTTATTTATATTTGCATATTTCATGAAATCGTTAATTCTTGCCTGCTCCTCAGGAGTAATACTTTCATCCTTGGGTGGCTTGATTTCATATATTTTCTTGGCATTTCTATAAACCTTTTTCTCTTCCGGTGACATTTTGCTGGTGATCTCTTTCTGCCGGATGTCCATAACACGGGTAAATGCACATTCTTCCAAATTGGTCAGCAGACCCATAAACTGAAACCAGTGCATCTTGGTTCTGTTGAGATCAATATGATATTGCGCCCAAAAAGCCGCATAGATTCTCCACTGATCAATATCCCAATCCATGACAACGTCATTCCTCTTCTTTTCGGGATAATTGTCGTGAAGAAAATCTGTCATATACCAGTTTATGGCTTTTCCAATGCCCGCATTATCCGGTCGGGAATCTGTCGGGAAGAGCAGCCATGCCGCTACGTAAAACTTTTCCAAGTCAGATAAAGAATCATCCGTAAGGCACTGGGATATCATAATACCGGTTTGAAAATCCGTATCTATCGGATATCCATTCCAGTCTTTCGGTAATGGGTCAAGCAGTATATTATACATACACTCACCTCATCGTCTGTATCCCTTTCCACCATGCCTTTTTCCATTGTACGGGATCTGAGAATTGTTTCCCTTCCTGCTGCGATTGTATTTTTCATACAATTCCTTGGTTCGTCCGTTCGCATATTTCTCAGCAATGGGACCGATCTGGTCGAAGAAATCGGCAATCATAAAAGGATTAGGCGTAATGTCTCCAAATACCTTCTTACAGGTTTCAGCACCGAACACTTCATCAATGTCATGCATAATGCCGTGTGTCTTGTCGATCATGATCTGCAACTGTTCTCTTTCGGTTTTTTCCTTAAACTCACCACCGGATACATAGTGCTGGATCTTTTCCAGATGCTCTACAAGATCCGTAAATCCTGCATAGAACTCCTGGCTGCCAAAATTACAGATAATGGTATCTCCTTGATCGTTTACCTGCACTTCTGTTCCTGCTGCAATATTTTTCAGTTTCTCCATGTGCTTCCTCCTATTTATTCGCCGACCGTGAAGGTCTTGGTTGCCACTGCAAAGGTACCGTGAATGTCATCCCCGCACTGCTTGACGTTGATCACATTATGTACATAATCGCCACCGTCTCCACCACTGGATGTTACAGATACGGTACAGGGTACCTTGATTGCCTTATAGGTACCGGGTGTTTTCTCCACCTCATCCTTCAGCCGAAACCGCACGAAAGAGGTCTTGGCCTTGGCTCCCACGGGCAGGGTATCCACCAGACGATCGATAAATACCTGTACCTCATCCTCCACACAGTCCTCCTTGTCCACGTCAAAGGATCTCTGATAGGATTTCACCTTATTGGATGCACTCGCCTGATGAATGTAGTGCTTGGTCTCCTCTTCAGGATTCATCTCCTCGGTCAGAGACTCCACACCATCTCCAAGCAGTTCATACTTAGCAGGTTCCACATCCATACTTGTGTCAATGTAATGTCTTAAATCTTCTCTCACGATTATTCTCCCTTCTTAAAATACTCAATGAAAATTGTCATCTGATACAGAGCTTTGTTCTGTTCATTCTTACCCATGTAAAACGGACTGGAAACTCCAATCTTCTGAACGGTCACGCCATCCAGCGCAGGGAAAACCTTCTCCCGGTTCTGCCTGTCGATCCAGTCTGTCAGTGCTTCCAGCCATGCTCCATTTTCCTCGCAATCAGTATTAGTCTGTGTATCCATCCTCGCCCGGATCTGATAATATTCCTTATGGATCTCAGCACCACTGATAAATCGCTTCACGTTGACCGTAGGCTCCTTGACCAGCACGTAATCCACCGTGCCGCGCATCAGATCCGTATCAATATGCTTCATTTCCTTCGGGTCAAACTTTTTTAGCCACTCAATAATTCTTCCACTTACAGTCACTTCATAGCCTCCTTGGCTGCCTTAATCATGTTTTCTGCACCGCCTGCCTGCTCATACCGTTCCGCCCATTGATGCCCTCGGAGACCACCTGCTTGTTCTCCACCGTTTGACCAATTCCAGTCTTTCTCTCCGTAGTAAAGCCGTCTCGCTTTATCATCGCAGTCATAAACTATTTCACCAGATCCAACAACGGTATGAGTATGCCCGCTGTCAATCAATGCTCCCGTGTCCATCGGGACATAAGGCTGCACACCACGTAAAAATTCCTCATCCACGGCTTTCTGCACCCTGCCTCCCGGCTCCAGTCCCAGTTCCTTGATAAGGCTCGCTGCACCAAAGTTACAGACATAATCCATTCTTCCTTTACTCATTGCCTACCACCTTAATTGTCTTAAGCCGCGGGCGGTTGCGATTATCCGATACCGCTGTGACAGTGACTACATACTGGTTATCCTCCGCCAGATCTGACAGCCTATAGCCATCCGCAATCTCCCGGACACTGTTTCCCAGTACCAGCTTGTCCTGCCCGCTCTTGGCATCCAGTGTCCAATACTTGGCGGCCTCCTTCGCGGGGAGTTTTCGATATTCCTGTGGCTCCAGGTACGGCTTATTGCCATAACCCCTCTGGAAATCTACCGTGATGCTCTCAACCTTGGTCTCTGTCTGCACGCCATTGACCGTTGTAAGCGCCGTTTTGTTATGGCTCCACTGGACTCCCCGGACAATGGATCTGATCCACGTCTCCTTATCTGTCTCGGGATCCCTATGGTAGTTGTAAACTGTCATAATATCCGTAAATAGTGCACTCATAATGCACCTGCCAATCCCGTACCGGACAAGCCGGAACGTATCACAGAGGTAAGCTGCTCTTCCTTCTCCTGTGCTGTTGTGACCTTATAGGATTCCGAATACCCGTCATTACTGACGGATGCTATACCGGTACCCATTCCGGAGGCATCCTGCGCTGCGATAGTATTGAGCAGCTGGCAGAAGGTATCCTGAATCTGCATATGGACCTGCTGCTGGAAGTCTGTTGCTGTGTCCTCGTTATAAGCATCCTCAAACCGCTTTGCCCTCATATGGGTGATGGAATTAAACTTGATCTCTGCCAGTTTGGATAATCGGTTAAATTCCTTCTCATCTGTGATGCTATTATAAAGGGAGCCGTATTGCTCCCACGTTATGTAA